CAATCCTGGTATAAAAGTGACCGGGGTGATGTGTGCGGCGTCGACGAACGCTTCGAGAACGCCGCGTTGCAGGTCTACGAAAGCCATGCCCCTATTGTAAGGCTGGCGCGTTTCTTGTCCAGGACGGAGCCCATGGATGAATGAAAGGGCGCTCGATTTTCTCGCAGGGGAGAACAGTCAACTCTGGGGGTCTACGGCTGACGGGGTAGGATATGGAACACTTTATACGATGGGTCGGCCGAGGTTTTCGAAAAACTTCGGATCGGAACCGGTGTATAGATAGCCCTGCCTCACTCGGGCGCCCTAATACCCCTGTAAATTCTGAGAAGAGCTCGGCAACCTCCGTACTCAGATCGCGAAAGGACATGACCTAGGGCCGCTTCCGTCCGAGCTTCTTGGTCTGTGCCTTGCGCATGATCGATGCGGCAGCGCGACGCTGTCGACGGTTCCATCGTATTGGGGACGGGTCATCGGGTTTTCGGTTGATGTCGAGGTCCTCATCGATGATGATAGGGGCTGGGGTCATGTTATAGGTTCCACGACTAGGACCAGACAGATGGCCAAAGCCAGCAGTAGAATGAATAGCATGCCCCTATCATATGGCCGCCGGCCTATAAGTCAACCCGTCCGAGGTACTTCCGGACTTCTCGCATCGCCGCTTGCAGGTAATTGGTATTTTGATGTAAGTATGTGAGCGCTTGCGTCATTGCGTCCACGCGATCGTCGTGCGAGCACCGAGGGAACCGGAGCAACTCGTCGGTGATGAACTCGTCGACCCATGCCAGGTTTGCAGGCAAGTACACGTTTCCGGCCTCGAAGAGCCCCGCGATGGCCGACGCTCGCGAGAACTTCCCGCCCTGGGGGTCGACGGCGATGAGCCCCGACACCTTCGACGCGAGCACCGACAGGACCGCGTCCCCGTTCGCCTTGGCTTCGATGAGCACATGGCCGCTCCACTTCTTGGCCATGCGCGTGACATGGATGAGCGTCGACGGGAAGTCGAGCCGATCCCACACCTGGTCGAGCAGGTAGAAGTCGACGCCGACCTTGCCCCACGCTTGCCCGCACACGAAGTCGGAGCCGTCCTCGTCCTTGTAGGCCGTATCCCACGACGTGATGACCTGGTCGAAGTGTTCTGGCTTCTCGGCCGGCGTGTACCGCTTGATCCACTCCTTCTTGAAGACGGCGCCGCCTTCGGGGACCGGGTTCTGGTCGAGCTGAGCCGACGCGTTGATCGGTCCGAGGTTCCGGCGCAATTCCCCGATGAGCTTCGTCGGGAGCCGTACCGGGTCGAGGAGTTCTCCCTTCTCCCGGCGTGGGTCGTACCCGTACGCCGTGTGCATCCGGCGCGTCGGGTCGAACTCGGCGGGGAGCATGATATGCACCGCCCCCTGGTCGAGGAACATCTGCGCCAGATCGTCGCAGTGAAGCCGCTGCATGATGCAAATCAGTGCGTTCTTCTCCGGGGGCTTGCGCCACCGAGTCGACATCGTCCGGGCGTACCAATCGCGCGTCCCCGTGAGCCCAACGGTCGTACACTCCTCAGGCTTGTTCGGGTCGTCGTAGATTTGGAAGTTCGCGTGCCATCCGGTCGCGTTACCTGCACCGGGTGTCGTCCCGAGGCGGAAACCCCCCTTGTCGTTCCTGACGTTCTCGACGGCCGTGACGTTCGGAATCGTGAACCGGTCGCCCCACCGCGCTTGGAACCACGGCGAACGGATCAAGTCCTGGGAGGCGTAGCAATCTCGGTAGACGGGTTGTGTGCCGTACGCCGACATGATGAAGGACATGTGCGGATCGCGCACCCACGCCCAAACGGGGAATATCACGCAAGTCACGCACGACTTCGACGAGTTCGGGGGGATGTTGACGACGAGCTTGTCGATCTCGCCCCGGAAGGCGGCCTCGTAATGCTCGCACGTGAGGGGGATGTGCCAATTGTCCTGGTACGGCGACGAGCCGTAGACGATTGGCCACACGAGCTTGACGAAATCGTAGAAGCTCCCGGTGAGCCCAACCTCTCTTTCGCAAGCGATGATGTCGGATTCTAGCGACATAGGGCGCCCCGCGCGCGGGCAATCGCCTCCGGGTCCCGCCGGTCCAGGAGCTTGCGGTCGGCCGGGGTCAATCCGCGGCGGTACTCGGCCAGGGCGGTGCGTTGCTTCTGCGGATAATCTTCGGGGTCCTCGTCCTTCGGGGTGAGGAACCGATCGTCGTGAGGCCGGAGGGGATCGGCGTCCTCGTCAGGGGTTTCGGCCAATGCGGCGGCGACGTCGGCCGTGGACGTGTCCCCCGCGAGCGCCGCGATGGCTGACCACTCCTGGTCGGTCGACGCGGCGTAGAAGACCACGCGGGCCTGCTGCCATCGCTTGAAGCACGCCTCGGAAAGCCCAAGGTCCTCGGCCGTAGCCTCGCGACCTTCCCGGACCCTGATATCGTCCCGGAGTTGCTGCAACCGGGCCGAGATCATCGACCGTCGGGGGATGGCGATGCCACGGGAATCCCGGAGCGCGCACTGAAGCTCGTGCAGGATCTTCCAATAGGCGAACGTCAGGAAGGCAGCGCGCTCGGGTGCCCAGCCCTCGAACGCTCGGATGAGACCGAGGCGACCGGCCTGGTGGAGGTCGTCGCGCACCGCGGCGGCGTCGGATCCGTGCCCCCGGATGAACTTGGCGACCATGGAACGCACGAAAGCCTCATGGTCCCGGAGAACGGTGGCCACGAGGCGTTTGCGCGCGGCGGGGGCCGCTTTTTCGTAGGTGGTACGGAGCTTGGGGTCCATACCTTTGGGAGACTGGGGCTAGATGCTACCCAGGCTCCTCCTACGTATCTCGATCTCTGCCCGGTCGAATACCCCAGACAGTAGAACGACATACGTCGTATCTATCCATCCGGGAGTACCTCGCCTATTGCAACTGAGTGCCGAATGGCCACCGTTCTCCAGAACTTCTGCCAGTCGCTTTAGCTCCTTGGCCAAAGCGCGCTCCGGCTCGCGCCGGGCCTCGGTGTCTTTCACGGCCGCAATTGCTTGTTCGATCTCTTGTACGGTCCTCATCGTATCACCTTTCTCTTGTACGGTCCTCATCGTATCACCTTTCTCTTGTACGGTCCTCATCGCGAGCCTCCGAATACGCGGCTCTCGGGGAATTTCACGTCTACATCCGACGAGAATAGTGCCCACACCCCCCTGCCTAGGTCTCGGATTTCGTAACCGTTTCGAGTAGCGTGTATATGCAATCGCCCGGTTTTCAGGCCGTCCTGTATGTCTTCCAGTATGAGTTGCATAACCGTCCGGTCGTTGAAACCGAGCGCAGCCAGTCCTGCCGTTGCTTCATCCGTCGCTCTCTTGTCCGTCGTCATCGTATCACCTTTGGTAAAAGCGAACCCCCCGAACAGATCGGGACGTTCGCGTGGAAGAAGTTCCCCGACTTCGCGAGGAATTGCACGGCGTATCCGTGCGACCATGTAGTCGGGGTAGTGTGTTTGTAGAGGGGTTGGAGCTTGCACAAGCAGCCGGGCGAGTGGGCCCCGATGCCGGACGACACGACCGTGCGCTCTACGACCGACTGCGCACGGTGCGTATGCCCGTAGACTACGGAAGCTCCGAAAGCACGTAGATGCTCGGAAGCCGCATGCTTGGCGTGGGAGACACCGTGAACGAAAAAGCATCGACCCAGTCGAATGGCTCCCGGTATCGATAGTCCCATGTACATCTCACTACGCCGGTAATATCTGATACCGCGGCCCCGTAGTCGCAACACGGCGCAGGGTCCGAATACTCCGAGTAACGACTCCGCGTCTTCGCGATTGATGAAAGTCCGGGACGCCCACCTTTCGACATGCGCCTCGTGATTGCCCTCGAGCATGTAATACGTGGCCGACGGGGCCGCCGCTTGTACCATGTCAAGGAACTTGTTCGCGGCTTCGGCGTCGGTTTCGTACGATTCGGTGAGCTCATTCGTGAAATTCCGTTGGTGCGTCGAGAACGTCCCGCCGCAATCGAGCTGGTCGCCGAGGAAGACAATCTCGGACGGGGCAAGGCGTTTGATGTCGGCCACGGCGGCTGAAGCCGCGCGCCAATCGATATGGGCGCCGTGTGTGTCGGGGATGACGACGCGGATCCTGTCGGTCATGACACGAGCCGCCCTATCGGGAGATCGACTAGATAGA